TAGTCGTAGCTCCAATAATTATTATTTCACCCCTACTAAGATAGCTTTTTATAATATTGCCTGCGTCCACAGCTCCTTCAGAATCACCAGCTTTATAAATGGTATGAATTTCATCTATAAAAATAATTGTTTGCTTGCTTGATTCTTTATTGGCCTTTGCTATTTCTGCTAAAAAATCAGTTAATTTTTCCTCAAATTGCCCCCTTAAGCTTGTTCCAGCTACACACATTCCAATATCAAGTTCAATAATATTAAAATGATGTTTCATATCATAGGCAAACTGTTCTAAAATAGCAGTTTTACCACACCCAGCTTCTCCCACAAGTATTGTATTTTTCATTCTTTTTTTATACATAGATTCTTTGAGAAGGGCTAGCTCTTCTCTACGTCCAACTAGCCCATTTCTTGCAAGAACTGGTTTTATAAAATTATAATTACCCATAATCTTACTCCTTATTTAAAGGCGTATGAGACCAAATATAACCTCCCGCAGTTTTTCTTTTACCTAAACAACATTTAGTTATATTTGATTTGTCTACACCTGTTGCCTTTACGGCGTCGTCCATATTAAAATATTTTGCTATAAATTGTCCATCTTTAGTATACTGATAAGTTGTTTCACCTTGACCATTTCTGTGAGCATTAACGTCAATTTCTTCGCGTTTATAGCTCCAGATATGTCCATGGAAGGTTTTATATTTACCTGAGCATGCAGCACAAACATTGCCTGTTACGTCATTGTAATACTCAGCAGCTTCCGATATAGAACCCCATTCTTTTATAAAGTTGCCTTTCATATCATATTCGTAACATTTTTTTGCATGCCAATGCTCTGAGCCTTTTTTGTTGACTTTAAGCCCCATAGCAAAGGCATGCTGTATATTATAGCTTCTTGTACACCATTCTAAATTGTAAACATTATTATTTGCTTTGTTACCATCTATATGGTTTATTTCTTTATAAAGCATAGGATTAGGAATAAACATTCCCGCAACCAATCTATGAACCAAGTATGTTCTAAATTTGTTTCTTCTAGGTAAAGAAACCCACACATATCCATGTTTATCATAATGTAGTTTTAACAAACAATCATTAATATTTTTTTCTTTTTTTAGGCGTTTAACTCTTCCAAAATTAGATACAGCGTACTCGCCTTCTAGTCCAGCTATATCTTTCCAAATTTCCTGATGGGTATTTTCCATATAGTCATTTTCTCCTTTTTTTATGCATTTTGCAACTTTATTATAATAGGAAAATGGCTATATGTCAACATTTTTACTAATGCTCTTTATAATCAGCCCAACGAAGTAGTCTCGGATAAAATGGAACAACGGCGTATTCATGGGCATTTATCATGTGGTCGTTGCCGTCTGCCCTTGGTTTGTTTCCTTCACCTTTACGGCAATTTTTTAGCTCCCTGATTAGATTTTTATTTCTATCACAAACTATAAATTCGCCATAAGCCATAAGCATATTACTAAAAGAAACTCTCATACGAATCGGTCTTTTAGATGAACCGTATAAATATGCATTATATACATCATATTCTCTTAATTTTAATTCTAAATTTTGTCTAAAACCAATATCGGCGCAGTCAACATAAATATTAATTTGGCCTTTCATCAAACAAGTTGGAGAAGAAGCAAATTCTTTTATCCAAGCTATTATCTGTTTAGCACAAGCGTCAACTTGCTCCGGCTCTGTTAATACATCTCTATTATCTGTATTCCATGAATTATCATTTCTATTATTACTGTGGAAGTATTCATCAATTGTTACTAATGTTTTATAATCACTTGTGATTGCTCCTAATGACATTGTAGTTGCAGCCTTAATTTTAACATCTTGACTTTCATTTTTCTTAACGGTTTTTATTTTACCTTCACCGTCTGATAAACCAGTATCGACTCCGATTGCAAAATCTGCAAAGTCCATAATTGGATTACCAAACTGGTCTGTAGCAATGATTTTTTGAATAGGAACAACTAGAACTTCAGGCTTCCAGTTTCTGTATACTTTTCCTGTTGTAACACCAAACATTCCTAAGAATTCAACCTTGTAACGTTCAGGGTCTTTTTCTTTACATTCTCTAGCTGAAGCGTCGTATGTTTCTTTATCTCTAAACTCATTGATTTTATAAGTTGATTTATGTAAATATAAACCTTTACCGTAAGGACCTACCCAATTTTCGTCTTTCCAGTCAAGATAAGTTATATCTGGATGGTCTAGTAATTCATAATCGTCATCTAAATGACCTTTAAAGAATTCTTCATTTAGCCATGATTCACCGTCCCAAGCATTGAAACACATTGTAATTTGTAATGTTATTCCCGGATATTTACCTCTCAAAGAACCGTCAAGCTTACGGAAATCTTGATATGAATCTAACTCAAAAGCTTCTTCAATATAAATATCAGTTAAATATCCATGAGCAAACGTAACTGAGTTTAATGATGTAGGGTTATTTAATCCTCTAAAAATGATTTTTTGGCCGGTCCTTAAATAGGTAATTTCTAAAGGATTTAATGTTGCTTTAAACTCGGTTCCTAATAAATCTAAATCAGCTAATCTACCACAAATATTTTCAAAAGTTGATTGGCGGTTATCTGAATCATTTTTACGACAAATCATAATGTTTCTTCTCTTGTCTGATAAAATCTTGAAGATTGGCTCGTAGCCTAGAATATCCACAGATTTCTTTGTACTACGGGCCCCTTCAAATAGTCTATAACGACAATTACAGTTTGTGAACCACCCGCGTTCATAACCTTTTCCAGTTAATTTATAAAGGCTAACTACTTTTCTCCCGTCTACTATTTCATAGACGCCTTCTCGCATTAATCAGCTAGCTCGTTATTGAACGGGCTTAACCTCTTCTTTATAAATTAAATCATTTACAAGTAATTCTTTAATTGCTTCATCACAGTATCTATTTAAAACCATATCAGCGTCATAGAAACAAGGAATATTTTGGTCACTGATTGTAAAATAAACATCTTCATTTTCCAAATCAAGCTCAATTCTCCAAGCTCTAAACATCATTCTTAAATCATGGTTTAAGACTAAATAATGTTTGCCCTTTTTCTTTCTAAATTTAATCCCAATTTTAGCATGAGCAGCCCTTAACTTTACATCTGAACAAATTTTATCAGCGATTCTATTATAATAAGCAATTAAACTAAGCACTGGCTCTGAATTTGTTTCTTGTAAAACAACTTTAAACCAGAAATTTTGATTATCTGGAGCTGCACAAATTTCTTCAGGAAGTGGCTCAAACCCAAGCTCCTTATACTTTTCAGTATCAATATTTTTAAGCTTATAAACAAAACTCATTATCTTTTTACCACCTTTACAAAATCTTTAGGCATAACTTTTGTATTATGCTTTTTTTCATAAATATCTACATAAAGCTCTTGTTTGTTTCCGTTGAATGTACATTCATAATAGCGGTTATTTTTACCGTTATCACAAATACAGCATTTCATATTCTGAAGTTCTTTTCCGAACCATACTAGATGTAGTTCTTCGATTTTATAATCCTCGTGGTATTTTTCTTTTACCTCTTTGATTATTTCATTTTTACAAATAATTTCAAATTCATAACTAGTCATTATTCTACCTCAATCCAATCTTCTTCAAGCATATCTGTTTGTGAAGCTAACCAAGGGACTCTACAACCGTCATGATATTTATCACCCTTAGGATAATTCATATAAACATAAGGTAATGTCATTTTAGAATGAGCGTCAGGACGTTGCAATTCAAGCCATAATCCTTTACCGTTCCAACCTGTACGAGCTACCTTTTTACCTTCCTTTAATTTTTTTAAAGCCCAGCCAAAATCATGAGCTTCTTTTGTATCTTTATTACAATCGATAACCTCTTTAATAAAAGGAATGGAAAAATGAACATCCTTTTTAAAAGGATTTTTTTCAGAAAAAGCAAACTCATAAAAAATTCCAAAAATAGTCTGTCCGGATATATCTTCACTTTCCTCAAGTTCAATAGCAGAATCTTCACCTTTTCTATCTTTAATTACATTACAAACTGTAAATGTTTTTTCAGCATATTTTTTTTCATAATTTTCTTTTTCTTCACTGTTTAAAAACCTAATATTTTCGGGAAGGTCTTCCCATTTCTTTAAAATTACTTTGTCGCCAACTTTTACTTTCATTTTTATACCTCCAAAATTTGCGATTTATAAGGCTTTTTCTGCTGTCTCGATAAATTGCTCTATCGAATAACAAACGAAGGCTAGAAAGCCCCTTTTAACTAGCACGTCGATTGTATTAAGCTGTTCCTTTGTGGGTTTTCTTGGATGAATCTTGGTTTCACAAAATATAACTTGACCTTTATCAGTTAAAATTAGCAAATCTAACCATCCTACAGGTAATCCTGTATCAAACCAACGTTCTTTTCCTTGAGTTTTATCCCAGAATTTTATCTTTCCAACATTAGTATGAAAACATAACCAGTTGTGCTGTCCACACCATAGCATTATTTTTTTATCTAGCACTTGCTCAGGAGTCATATTATTTTCCTGTACTTCCTATACCACCAGTTCTAACCTCGGTTGTGTTATCATCATCAGTTACATAATACTTAACAATAACTCCTTGCATGTATTTGTCACCTTTTTCAATAACAAAATCTTTGTCAGAATCATTTCTAAGCTTACACTTCATAGTGTTTGGATAAAAATCACTGTCTATAATTCCTGTCCCATTTGATAGTGTAATTCCATGCTTGAATCCATATGATGAACGAACATACAAGAATAATACCTTATCCTTATCTAGCTCAATAGAAACATTACTTTCAATCAAGCACTCCCCATGTGCCGGGACTACATATCTACCGGGTGAAACGAAATCATAACCAGCAGAACCAGATGTACTACGTTTCGGCAATAACTCTGGATTTTCTGAATGAAACTTAATCATTTATACATTACCTCTCTCTTAAATTTATTATATAAAGACCAGTCAATGTCAATACGCTTTAATTTTGCTTGTGTAATTAACCAACCGGGTTTATATCCTCTTTCTCTTGCAATTTGTACTAAGCCACCAAAAGTATCTTGCATACCAACCTCCATACGTTTGGCTTTCTTCTCAATCTTCTCTATACGCTCTAATTCCGCCTTTTTTTCGTTTTCTATCTGCTTCTTAGTTTTCCCATTGTTTGCACCACAATAAGGACAAATTGGGCCATTTCCTGCGTATGTACGAAGACATTTACTACAAACTCTAACAAGAACCTCTGGCTCACCAGATGTATTACGACATCTTTTACGCTCGGTAAGAGACCATTCGTTTTTGTCTGTAGGCATTCCATGTCTAAAAGCATTTCCCACATAATCAATAATAATAGCTTTTTTACCTTCTTGTGGAGTTAAAGCTCTACAAGATTGTTGAATATATAAAGCTAATGATTGAGTAGGTCTAAGCATTAAACAAACCTCACATGATGGAAGTGTAATTCCCTCAGAAATCAAATTTACATTACATAGTATAAGAAACTTTCCTTTTTTAAAATCATCCATAACTTGTAATCTAACTTTTTCTGGAGTATGTGAATCTATATGAACAGCTGAATAACCAGCCTCATTAAATAAATCGCAAATAATTTGTGAATGCTTTATAGATGTACAATAAGCTATCGATTGCCTACCTTTAGCCAATTTTTCATAATTTGCTATAATATCACCATATATCTTATTATCACACATAATATCTTCAAGCTGTACTGTGGAATAATCACCGTCTCCAACTGTAACACCAGACAAATCAATATTAAGTTTAGGCGCATATAAATCGTAATTACTTATAGCTCCTCTTTCAATTAATTCTTCTGCAGAAATCCCCTCAACTATACATTGAAATAAATCTAAAGGTTTTCCGTCAAGTCTTGCTGGAGTTGCTGTAAATCCTACAACTTTACAATTATAATATTCGCATACATCGTGATAAGTTTTACACCCAGATATATGTGCCTCATCTATTATAATCAAATCAACAGGACCATTTTCTCCTAAATGATTTACCTCAGTAAAAACAGATTCAATTCTAACATTAGGATAATCTATTAAATTTCTATGCTGTTCCAACAATATATTTCTATGTGCTAATATAAGAACATGTGAACCTCTATTTTGCGCAGCTCTACACATAGCCTCCATTACATAAGATTTACCAGAACGGTCGGCAAGGGAGAACAACTACCACACCTTTATGATGTTTTAGCTGTTCTCTAGCTCTATCATAAACATCTTGTTGATAATCCCTTAGCATTTAATCACCACCTCTCTAGTAACTATAATCCATAGGAATAATGAATCCTTGATAACATTTCATACCAGATTGGTCAACAACAATTTTATAACCTTTTTTCTGAAGTTCTTTACTAAACTTCATTTCGCTCATTAAGAATGCATTGTTATCAATACACCAGCTTTTATATGATTTATAAGCAGTTCTACAAGCTATATTTCCTGTGGCAACAATCTTACATTCTGAATCTAAGAATTGTGAAATAACATCCATTTGTTGTTGATATTCCTTGATTTCATCTTCAAGACATTTTGGCTTTTTAATTGTCTTTAATTGATTATAAATCTGGAAGCCTCTAATACACCAACCAAGGATTTTATCAGCTTCAGCTTGTAATTTCTCAGGTAATTCCTTATCCTTTTCTTCCTCTGTAAATGTGTGGATGAATGGGAACGGGAAAATACGTCTCCAGATACCTAAGTCAGTACCACGAATTATTGGCTTATTGTTTGTTGACATCCAGATTTTAAACTTAGGCATGAATGAGAATTCATTAGCATACTTAAATGCAGCTGACATTTGACCAGAACCAGTCATACGTTTTACTGTACCTTCGGCAAGCTTTTCTCCTTCATCTGTTTCATCGGTTTCAACGTATCTAGCGTCCTTTAACTTAGCAATTGTAAACGTATTGTTTTGTTGCATTTTTTGTTGCATTAAAACTTCACTATTTACATTGTCACCATAATCACCAATGATGTGATTTACAATTTCTTGGAATGTTGTTTTACCATTTGAACCATTACCATAGCATAAGAACATGCATTGTTCTTTTGTGGAACCAGATAGTGAATAGCCAAGACATTTTTGAATACATTCTATAATTTCTTCAGTTTCTTGTGCGTTTCCTCTTTCGAAAATTCCATGTAAGAAATGTAGCCATACCTTTGGCTCTTCATATGATACCTTAACATTAGTGTTTTTTGATAACATATATCTAGGGTCAAACGGATGAATCTCACCAGTTTTTAAGTTTACAATTCCTGAATCGGTATTAAGTAAATAATCATCTCTATTAAATTCATTACTAGTTACAGCTACGTCATTTAAAGATTGAAATTCAAATAACATAGCGTCTTTTCCAGCTTTATTAGAAATACGGTCGATATTCTTTTGATAAGCTTTAATATAAGCCTCGTTTAATTTAATATCTTTACCAGCTACTCTATCTCTTTCAAGCTCATCTTCAAGATTTCCAAGGTCTTCTTTACAAAGTTGAATAAACTTATTTGCATATTTACGAATAATATCTTTTTCATCTCTAATCCAAGTTTTTCCTGTCCAGAACATGAATATTTTATCGGTTTTATTATATTTAAAAAGGTCTCCGAAATATTCATAAAACTTTTCAGCATTTCCTGTATCGTTACAAGCAAATCTTTTATATAACGGTTTAATTCTAAAAATAGGTTCACCATTTTTATCAATATTCATTACAGCTTCATTGCTTAACTGAACCGGTTCTAAAACTTCACCAGTTTCAGCGTCATATCCAATTTCAACTTGTGGTAAGTAATCCTGTTTTGAATATCCATTTGTACAACTCTTTATAGCCTTAGCAATTGTTAAATTTCCATAAGTATCAGAACCTCTCATTTTATCCCATTTTTCTCTCATAAGGCCTGATGAACGGAAAATTGTATCCATTTTTTCAGCGTCACAATTGCACCAAAATGCTAATAAATTACATAGAGCTAAGTCAGCAGAACTGTGGCTATCATCAAACCAATTTTTACCTGCTAATATATATGCTCCGTCTATATCTCCAAAATATAAATATTTAAATAACTCACCATTTTTTTCATTAGCCATAGCCTTATCAATGATTTCTTGAATTTCCATATCATTACCCACAGCTTTTGACATATCTCTTACTGGTATATCAATATCTTGTGGCATGTATTTTTCATATAAAGGCTTAATTTCCTCCTCTCTAACCTCAACCGGTTTAGCATTAATTACATTTCCTGTAAAAGCAAAGAATCTACCTTTTTCATACATTTCAACGCATGTAGTTTTTCTTCTTGTTCCCGGTAATTTTCCAGCACAGATAATATGCACTCCATTACCGCTCCAAGACAACTCTGAATAAGAATCTAAAGCTGTAATAAACTCGTTAGAAAGCTTTTCAAATTCTTCTGGCGAAAGTTCAAGCTCACCCGTTGTTTCGTTTGGGTGATTATCTAAATCTACGCCGAAAATTCCGTCTCCAAGCATGAATCCAATTCCGTTACACTTATATTTAACACAGCCCATTATAGCTATATTAAAAGCGGTCCATGTCATGCTATCATTACTCTTTGCATATTTTCCGTTGATTGGATTAATAGGAAATTTACCAACCTTGCCATCTTTTTCTTCAATTTTAAAACATACCCATCTTTGCAAGTTTTTTAAGGAATTTGGTACGTTTTCGTATTGTTTACATAATGTATTATAATCCATGGCTATTTCCTTCCTTAATAGTAAAATAAAGGGGCAATCTCGGACTCGAACCGATAGTGACCAAAAAGTAATGTAATATGCTTAACCTTCCCTTTCGAATGGAGGACTTTTCTCACATTGCCCATGTACAAAGGACCCAAATAAGGGCCCTTAAATTCTATTTAATTAAAATGGTAGTTCATCATCTGTAACATCTACAGCTTCAGTTTTTGGAACACTAGTTTTCTTGATTGTCTTAAAATCAAT